ATGATTCCAGAACAGGCCAAATCAGAGATAATAAAAAAGAGGCAAGAAGGGGAAACGTGGACAGCAATAGCCGAATGGATGGAAATCGAAACAGGCATAACCGTTCATCGAAGTACTATTCAACGTTGGTACGACAAGGAAGCCGACTCTATGGAAGGGGGCGATGATTCTCGCCTAGAGAAACAACTTGATACATATAAGAATGAAGTAACTCACTATAAGAAATTATATGAACAGGCAATGGAGGAAATAGATACTCATGAATCTATCATAGATGTTATTCATACAGTAACTGAACCCTTTCAGGCACAACCATTAGTGAAACCCCCAGCTATTGTGGGTAAACGAGGAAAGGAACCGCAAAGTGTAATAGCCCCATTATCCGATACCCATATAGGAGACAATGTAGATTACAATCAAATGAGTAATTTAAATGCTTATACGATTGATATCTTTAATGCTAGATTATATGGGTGGGCTTCTCAAATATTAGATTTGGTAGAGTATAGGAGAAGTTTTGTAGAGATATCTGAGTTAGTAATACCACTATTAGGTGATATGGTTAGCGGAGATATACATCAGGAATTACGAGAAACTAATCAAGATAATACAATGGGACAAATGATTCGGGGTGCGAACTTAATTGCTCAAGCATTGATGTTTATGGCTCCTCACTTTGAAACAGTACGGGTGCCGTGTGTTGTTGGTAATCATGGACGAATGACAATTAAGCCTCCTGCTAAAGATAAATATGTTAACTGGGACTATATGCTGTATCAGTGGGTAGCAGCATTCTGTAGAGAACAATCGAATATTGAGTTTGAGATTCCTAAATCTTTCTTCCATGTGTTCTCTGTTTGTAACAGGAATATTTTAATTATGCATGGAGATTCATTAAAGGGTAAGGCTGCAACCGCTGATGTATTGCGAAGCCTTACAAATATGCGGACAATATTACAATATAGAACTGGGTTAGAAGAAGAGGTTTCATTAGGTCAGATAGCTGAGAATAGTTTTAATGATGCTCATTTCTTTGACTCAGCTTTCATGGGTCATTATCATAGAGTAGATGAGTTTGATATAGGAACAGGTGAAGCTCATTTGTGTGGTTGTATGAAAGGTGGGGATGAATTTGCTTTAAATCAATTAGCTGTGATAAGTAAACCTAAACAAGTAGTTACGTATTGGCATCCGAAATATGGATATATTGGGAAGGAAATCGTGTATCTAAATAGATATGATGGTTCTTCTAATAAATTTGTGGATTCATTGCCCTCTGTTTGGGCTACTAGGGAGTAAATATAATGGCTTCTGAGGAAGAACAAGTACAACGTCTAGTTATAGAACCGCTTAAAATATTGTTTCACAGACAACTTTTAATAAATCTTAAAAAGAATATTCCCATCGGTAGTACTGGAGAGTACAATAGAGCTATTGATGTACAATCAACAGGGGATGAATTAAGTGTGACAGCCCCTGGTATATCATATGCTCGTAAAGTCGAATTTGGAGAAACATTAGATGAAGGTACAGGAACCTATACTAGTACCTATGTTCGTAGGATAAATGGTAACCCCGTAAGGATTACTCGTACTTATATTAATGGAATGAAACCTAGGCAATATGAGGATTCATGGCGAGTAACAGCTCCTAAGGAGACACAAGGTAGTGGGACTATTCGTATATCTATTGAAGAAACACTTGAAGATTTTAAATCTATGGCGGGGAGGGTTCTTCCTAAAACAATTGAAGTAACAGAAAAGAGGAGTTAGTATGACTAATATGAATATAACAACGGAACAAGAATACATACTTGCCAGACATTCACGTATGGTTGGCAAAGTATTAGACCTTATTGAAGCATCTATGCCTGAGGGTACTCAGTGTGAGAAGTTTAAAAAGCTTGTACAAGTGCCTTTATATGATTTTCGTAATGATATTCTCAAGCTAAATGCTGGAAAACCCCTAGAAATATCTGATTAAATTATAATTTACTTAGGTTTTTTCTAATTTCGTAGTATAATAAATTAGGTATTTATGTAATGAAGGTCGGGTGTGGCTTAGACCAACCTTTATTAATATTATATGTATTATAAAGGAGGCCCGATATGGCTGATGAGATTTTGGAACGGATTGAGAAGCAAATGGAGGGCAGTAATTTGGCCCTCGCTGCTGTTGCTGACGTATTGGCTAAAATGGATAATCGTTTGTCAAAGGCAGAACAAGATGAGTATCAAGCTGAGGAACAGAGTGTTGCTGATATTGAAAAATCAGAATTGATTAAGTCTATAGCTACTGAGGTTTATGGCCTTATTAAAGCTGACGCTGGCTTGGATGTAGATGGTACTAAGGTACGGTCTGGATCTAAAGTAGCACAGGGTGGTAGTGCGGATGACTCCGCCAAAACAATAGATGCTACCCGTAGCATTGGCGACCAACAGGCCGTCATTCAAGCAATGCATAAAGCTCATGAGGATGATGAAGAGGAATATCCTGATGAGGAAGAAGAAGAAGAGAAGAGTATGGAAAAAGCTAAAGATAATGATGATGATGACGATGAAAAGGAAAGCAAGGGTGGGTATGGTATGAAGTCTTATGAGGAACTAACCAAGCAGTTGGGTGAACTCAAGGGCCAATTGGCTTCTTATGAAGAGAACATTCAGAAACAGGTTCAAACTGAATCTGAGAATCGTTTGCGGAAGATGGGTTTCCGTGAAGAAACTAGCTTGACAGCCCCTAAGCAAATTCACTATGATCTAGGAACTGACGGGACTACTCCTATCGTAAAAGCTAATACTGAAGGAGATACTATTGACCAGTTGGTTAATATGTCTTACAAAGATTTGCGGGAAATTCAAACCCGTATTCAGGCTGGCGAAACCGAAGGAATCCCCCGTGAGCTTCTAGGTTAAAAATAAGGAGAATATATTATGGCTAATCCATCTCTTGCAGAATATCTAGCTCAGTCGCAACGTGGAATGTATCAGTCGGTCTTCGGGCCTGACTATTTGCAAAAGGGTGTCTTTACTGTAGACACAGCGACGGGCATTTTTAATACGACCTATGGTCGTAAAGTTTGGCAGGCATTGAACAACCAAACTAGGTTCTTTAATGCAATTCCCAGAGTAGTCTGGGGTAACACAGCTGGTTGGCGTGTTAGGAGCGACAGGGGAACTAATCGTTCTCGTCCTGTTACTGAAACTGGAAGTCTCCCGACAGTGGATGTCTCCAATATTGAGACTATATCGAGCTTGCCTCGCATAGTTTCTACGACTTTCGGTGCGTCCGTCAAGTCCGTCTTCACGGCACAGATGGAAGGCGGTATCGGGGATGTTCTCGCAATGGAGAACGAACATGCTCAACTCGACCATGTTAAGGAAATCAATGAAGAAATCCTAGCGGGGTCTGCTTATTTATTGTCTGGTGGTGGAGCTGCTGCCTTTACGGTGCCTACTTCTATCGCTAAACATTTTAAGATTGGTGATGTGGTTGTTCACTATGATGCTAGTGCTGACGATTGGGATGTGGGAGCTTCGGCTGCTAATACCCGTATTGTCGAATCCATTTCTGGAGGTAGTGTTACCGTTAGTGCCGACTTTAACGCTGCTCCCGTAAACGGTGATGGCATGGCTATTTATAGCCGTGGCGGTATAACTAGTATTGATGATGTCGTTGCTCAAGACGGCATGTCTTTTGGCAATCTCTCTGCTGACCATGCTAATTTCGCTGCCAATGGTGGCGTAAGAGCTTATGACCTTACCTTTGGTGGTCGTGTGGCAGATGGCTGGAATGCTGGTGCCTCCGTTTCTTATAACGCTGGTACGGGCCGTGACCTTTCTCTTAACCTTTTGGATACTGCTATCCAGAAAGTTAGGGAAAATGGTGGTGAGCCAAAGCTCATCCTCATGGGCCACGATCAATATTTCAAGCTAGAGCGTTTGCTCAATTCACAGCAACGGTATATGGGTCAGGAAGAATATCAGGTTGGTATAGGTTCTGAGCGTACCTTCCCTGGTACTCGTACTGGATTGGTTTTGGCTACCTATATGGGTATCCCCATCTTGCCTGATGCTGATGTGCCTAAATCTGTAGCAACGGATGATTCCGTTCTTGGTTCCAACATATATGTGTTGGACACTGATTATCTTGAAATGGCTATTGCCCAACCTACTCAATATATTGAGAATCGTGACTACTTTGCTGCGAATCAACTCGTTGTTCGTGGTCTGTTGTATACGATGGGTGAAATGCGTTGCAAGAATATCTGGGTTCAGGCTAAAATAGCTGACCTAAACAGTTAATTAATTTGAGGGATGGGGGCCGTAAGAAAGCTCCCATCCTTCTGTCTTATTTTTGGAGGATAAATTATGGCTTTTGCAATAACAGTTCCAGGCAATGCATCAGATATGGTAGGCGTACCTGGGAATAATAAATATGTCATTAAGACATGCACGTTCACTGGCTCTTATGCAGCTGGTGCTTTAACAGCTACTCAATTGGGTTTGGAACAGATTCATATGCTTATAGCTCAATGTGAATCCAATGGGTTGGTAGCGCAGTATGACTATACTAATGCTACTTTAGATTTGTATGAAGCTGGAGCAGATGGAGCACCTTTAGATGAGGGAAATACAGCAGCGGGAACCGTTGTTGTACGTGTAATGGCATTCGGTAGGTAAGATTTGATATGGCTATATCGGCATCGCAAGATTTGAATGTTAAGTTAGCTGTGTATATGGAAAGGCTGGATAGCTATATTGAAAGCCAGACCAAGTTAAATGAGCAGATGTGTGCTAAACTTGAGAATTTAGATACTAATGTAGATGAGATATATGAATGGAAAAGTAAATTAACAGGAATGAAATCAGCCTACCTTGGAGTGGGGTTGTTGTTTATACATACCATCGCTGTCATGGGAGGATTAACAGCACTCTTTAAATGGTTTCTTTCAGGAGATAAATAAATATGGCAACAAATATACGAGCGGATGAGTGGGCCTCTTGGGAGGTTGACCCCAGTACCCGAACAAGCGTCCACGC